ATTACCCGGTCGTAAATGATTGCGTTCTCGCCTGATCCGCCGTCGAGCAGCGGCTTCAGGAAGTTGGCCAGCGGAGTGACTTGCGAAGCGCGTCGCGGCCCTTTGTGAATGCGGAACGGCCCGACGTTACCGTAAAAGCTTTCGCTGGCCGTCGTGTTGCTGCCGATGTACAACGCGGTTTGAGTCAGGTTGTAGGATGTTGCGCCGCTTGTTCCTTGCAGGACTTCATCAACGTGGATTGTCCATACGCCAGCGACGCGCCGAATCTGAACCGCATGCCACGTGTCGTTACTAAGCGTCGTCGATGTCGCGAATATTCCGATGTACGTGCCAGAGTAAAAGTACAGCTCAAGCTTAGCCGGAGAGTCCAGCGCTTTGCATACGCAGTAAAGTCCGCCGTTTGTGACGTTTGCCCCGATTTGAAAAACACGCGCTCCGTTCTGCCCGTGCCCTCCATTGATAGGGCGATACCAAAACTCGATTGACAGGTCGTCTGTGCGCAGCGCGTAATCAACGCTTGTCGAATTAACATTGTCTCCGCTGCCATCGAATGAAATTGACGGCAGTCCGGCGAACGGAGTGATGGAAAGATCGAAATTCGCATTCCCTGCTGGTGAAACTATGTGCGACCGCGTATCAACCACCCCCCACACAAGGCTTGGGCCTGGCCTTGGGTATATCGGAAGAAGATCAAACAGACATTCGTCTGTGACGGGATCGAACAGCTCATCGTAGCGCGCGACAGTCACTTCGCCGAACGTCCGAGGGTAGATGGTATATGCGCCGGTTATGGCGTCTGAAATCGTGCCGCCAATCACTTGTGCTGTCTTGCGATCTACCGCCACCACAGGGCGCGCAACAGGCGCAGCAAGGTGATCGAGGACTGTTCCGGAAATCGTCGGGCGGGTAAATGGCAGAGAATCAGGCGTGAAAGTTGTAGAGTGGCCTCGTCCGTGCTTGGTGATTCTGATCGGCCCAAGATACCCATTCAGGCTGAGATAGTCTCCGCTGATAGCAGCGAATCTCCCTCCGATGTTCGCCACTGTCTGCGTATAGTTGTTGGCGTCTGTGTAGCTTGCCCCTTCCTGAACGCCATCTATAAACAGCCGAGTAACACCAGATACCCTGGAAAGGGTGACGCGCTTGAAAGAAGCTCCAATTTCCGTAGTTCCGACAATCCTATTCGCCCCATTGACGTACAAGTAGACCTTGTTCGCCCCTGTTGATCCAGACCCACCATCAACAAACAGCCCTATAGCTACAGAGGGCTCTGCAGTCCTGAAGTCGATAAGATTGCCTGCGTTTCCCGCTCCAGTCGTCGTTTCCCCTGCCTTGTACAGCGGGAAGTCAATATCAAAGTCGCCAGTTCCGATAGCGAAATCAGCATGAGATATCGTCAGGTAGTCATTGTTTCCGTCGAATTTGGCGCTTGACGAACATCCCGCAGGATATTGAGACGTGCTGATCTGCGCGTTTCCTGCGACAGTGACAGTGTGTCCTTTGACATCTGTAATCGTCGTGGAGCCGTCTGCGCCTTCAAACGGGCAGAGCAGAGCAACGCTCGACCACTGCGCATCAATCGCCATCGCACGCCCTCAAGTACGCCGCTTCACGCCCGTCGCTAGACACTTCAGCGCATGAGTCAGGCAAGCACAAATCAAGCTCTCTCCCTTCCTGGCGAAGAGACTCAAGTCCGCGCGTGCCGAGTTTTAGGCTGTAATGGCCGAAGCCCTGCTCTATCAGGTGCGAGAGGTAGTTAGAAACAACTTTTACGGAAGTCATCGCGTCGTCTCACGAGACAGCGTTAGTTCGTACTCACGCACCCGATGCACAACGCCAGATATTTCGACTTCAAGCTGCGCGGTTGCTGCGGGCCATGTTGCATTTGAGCTAACCGCATCTTCGAGCGTCCACGTGATTGTGTTTTCGGTGGCGTCGATCACGATCCCGCCATTCTCTGTCGTCAGCACCACGTAGGCAGTCGTTCCGGCGAATGAAGAATGCAGAGCCCATGTCACCGTCCCGTCAGTGGTCAGATCCACTGGCTGCGACACGGCAGAAGTCCCTGACTCAGTGCAGATGTAATGCGTTCCGACGTTGATGTGCATAACGTCACCAACGACGTAAGCTGTTTCGTTGATGCGAGGGTATGAAACCCCGCGACTCGCAGGCGTCCATTTGTCGACGATGTGCATCCGTGCCGTTGCGCCAGTCAGATCGACTGGAATCTGGTAGCGAATCGCCCCGCCAGAAACATAAGCGCCGTACCCGAACGAGCTCACGCCGTCTAGCGTTAGCGTGTCTGTCCCGGTAGATGTGATCGAAAACTTGTCAGAATCGCGCGGAGGGTTGCTCTTTGCGTTTAGCTGCGTCATGCCTTTGACGTCCACAATCGCAACCCGCCAGCCAGTTTTCAGGCCGTGGGAAACTGCGCTGACGGAAGCCGGAGCAGAACGAGTAATGCCAGAGATTGCGACGAATCCTACTGCGTCAGACTCGTAGCGGACAACCTCTGTATGGTACGCGCCAGACTGTATAGTTAGCTTCATGGTCAGCAATCCTTATGTGCTGCGCGAGAGGTATTCGGCGGCTTTGGCGGATGGGATCATGGAGTTACGGGACTTGCGCCACGCCAATTCGGAAAACGTCGTCCATCTCATTGTTTGTCAGTCCTGCGCCGACGCGAAGCTGGTTTATATAGACCATGCCTCTAGTGAATTTATCGCAGTGGCTCCACATGATCTTCTGCGCTGGCGTTCCTGTTCCGACGATCTGGTCAGCGACATCTTTTGCATCGACGCCAACAATGCCTCGGATATACGCATCCGCAGCGTTAAGTTTTGGCTGTCCACCGACGGTCAATATTCCGGTCATCAACTGCCATTTGGAGAGGGTAATACCAGCGACTGGAATCGAAGTGTCTGGAATATCAACTCCAGTGAATACAACAATTTTGTTTCTTGGAGTAATCCATATTTTCTTGGGCTCAGGGACTGCGGCGGCAGAAGCTTGGCCCTCGGGTGTATCTGGAAATGTTTGAATGGTCATGATTTTTACGCCTTTGCTTGCAGACTGAGATACCTGGGGACGATAAGCACAGATTCTGTATTTGCCGAAATCGAAACTACAGCTGACACTACGCGGTCAACTCCAAAATCAACCAATGTAAAATCATTACTGATGCTACTCGATATTGCCCCCAATGAAAGGTTTGTCCTCGTTGATATCTGTCTGCCCAACGCGCCAGCGTTTTGGAATATTAACTCATAGTCTGTACAGGAGGATGAGCCTACCCCATAATCGTGCATCTGTGTCGTGTCCAAATAGAATTTTACTCGTTTTGTTCCAGCAGTTGCCTGCCCGATCATCTTTATTCCAGCTTTCAAAAGTCCATTTTTACCAACTACGCCGGCAGCAAGCGAAGCGGAAAGCATGGTGATCTCTGCTATTGTCTGAGTGATCCTCCCGCCGGTAGGGTTTGCGAAAGCTGTTTTTGCTGTGGGAAAAGCTGGTAATGCCCCCGGCGCTGGTGTAAATTCGTTGTTGTATACAATACCTGCAGTAGTAGACGACATTTCAAAGTAAAACCAGCCAGCCGCATTTCCTAGCCCGCCTGCATTTGCCGGCAGGTAGCAGTATCCGCCTGGTATTACAAACCCCGTCATCACGGCCGCTGACAGCGTAAAGTTGCCAGCCGTGCCAGTAAATAGCATACCGTTTGCTCCCCCGTCTCCGGCGAATAGTACAAACGGAATACCGCATACCCATAGCGGCACTGGCGCGCCAATCGCCGCAAGCTCTGCGGCGAGGTTGGTGGATAGAGGTTTTGCGCCCTCTGTCATCGTCGCAAGGTACATTCTGCCCGTGCTTTTCTCGACGATCACCTTTCCGGCGTCTTCAGGCCCAATAGATAGCGCCGCCCTCTGTGTTGGGGTCGCAACAATACAGTCGCCAGGCAGTATGTTTGCGCTAGACGGGTTATCAATATGTCTCATATCACCAAGCCTTTACCCTGTGCGGGCGGTTTGCGTTGTTGTTTCTGCGATGATTGGCGTCTGGACGCTTTCCAAAGTAGCGCTCGAATTCTGCGAGCCCGCCAGCAGCGCGAGGAGCGTCTTGCCGCTCGTTGTCGGGGATTGAATACGCCTTGAACGTCACCCATCCGTATAGCTTCCGGTGATGCACAGACGAGATTTCTGGCTCATCGTCTGCGTCGACCATCGCCGCAGTTGGCGTTCTGAAAACCTCAAGCACCAAGTCAGCGTCAGTTGCAACCAGTCGATTCAGCGTGATCGACTTATCATCATGGATAAACGCAGTCGGCCTTGCCGTCTCTGTGCGCCATCCGATAAACAAGCGGTCCTGCTCATATCTGTCGGACGGGGAAAGCCAGTAGCTTGTGTCGCCTTCTACAATGCGCGCTGTACGCACCTCGAAAATCCCGTCCGCCAATTCAAGTTCCAGGTCGCCAGCAACGATAGGAATCGTCACCGTTTCGCGGATCAGGCACTTCCTGATGCTGGCCTCCTCTTCCGACTCTGAAAAGAGACGGGCGAGCAGTTCATCAGAAAACAGCGGAGGGGTGCCTGTGTCTCGGTTGTCCTCTCGCCACTCGGCGGTCATTTCGCCAAGATTCATTCAAGCGGCCCGAACTGGTGCAGCAGATTGACAGCATCAATGCGCAGGTTTTCTGCGGACTTGCGCCGGTCGATCTTCTGATTGAAATGGCGCTGCACGAATTCAGCAATCGCATCAACGCCCATTGTCTGAATGGATACGAGAAGGTCTTGTACCTGATCCTCTTCGATTTCCTTTTTGTCTTTCTCGACGACCGTCTCGACGGCCTCTTGCTGCTCGCCTTGCTTGTCGTCTCCAAGAGCGTAGGAGTCTGTGTGACGAAGCATTTTCAGCGCCGTGGCGTCTTGCACGAGCTTGGTCTGGCCGGCCGCCCATTCTCCGGTGCCATAGGTCACGTCGTTTCGGTATGGGCGACGGCCAATGTAAGTAATTGCTTTCATTCGTCCTCTCTGTTGGATAGCTGACGAGCGGTTATTTGCCGCCCGTCAGCAAGCCGGTTTAGGCTTGGCCGCCCTGCAGCCCACGAACAACAACATCCATGATCCCGACCGCAGAATGGTTTGCCCCGGCTGCGGTCAGGATCAGATACGCATCCTTGGGCAGCTTGACGGGCCGAACAGCGGTGTTATTGGCGACTGTGCGCGCCAGAGACGCAGACGAAGTTCCCGCAACGATGAAGTAATCATCATCCTGTGGAACGCTCGTCGAATCGACGCCATCCACATACTGAAAGCCGAGCTTGTACGTCGTGCTCGCCGCGAAGGCGTCAGAAATCAACACCAGAGCGTCGGTAAGCGTCACGCC